ATTGGCCGTTGCGTAATTGGCGGCGCTAGCCTCCAACATGGTTTGGGGAACGCCAAATACTGTCCCAACGGAATTGTTTACCCGTTCGGCTAAATCTTTTAGCATTAAATCCTTTAACGCTGGGGTGATTGATTGGGCCTTAATGTCCCCGCCCCGTACAAACAACGTCCGGAATGAGTTCCATACCCCAATAAACCGGTTCATATATTCCAGTTTAAACCGTTTAAATTCGTTTTCTGCCATATCGGACGGCATTGACATGATCGTGACGGGTTGGGCGCCGTGTTCAAAAAACGCCGACGCGAATCGTTCGATATAGTGGGATAATTGCGCCGATTGGAGGGCAACCGCCGCCGGCGCCAACCCCGGGCCGTAATCGTCGACTAATGACGGTTCCCGGAAATAGACGATTTCGTTTATTCCCCACGGTCCGTACTGTTTGCCGCTGATTCGTTGCTCAAATCGCAAAAACGCCAACGGGTCCGCCGCGTCAAATTCCCCGTGTGGATATACCCGGACGGTATTGGGGTTTAACTGCTGGAACCCAATCAACACGTTCCCCCGGAATAGTCGCAACCAATACGCGGCGCCCTTAAGTAATAGCGCCCGTTCGGTATCTCGGATGAGATTGGGCAACGCCGATTTAAACGGCCAATTCACCGGGACGCCCTTACGGGTAATTAAATATGGAACGCTGGATAACGCATCCGCCCGCAAATTCACCGCCCGGTATAGTACGGGTACAACCCCATACGCCCCAACGGTTCCCCCAACTGATTCCGCGTTTTGCAACGCGTTTACCCACCCCGGAATCGCTTCAATTGCCATTACATGAAACCCCAATCTATAGAACCGGTTCCAATCATCCCAACGGCGCCGCTCACGGCGTCCACCATATCGTCATGGGACCCCATGGGAAACGAAACCAACTCATCCAAAAACACCCGATTCCAATCGCCGCGGATTAGTTTACATTTGCCCGATTCGGCCCGCGCCGCCCATGGCATTGCCCGCGCTTTTTTGTCACGATCCACCCGAATCCCCCGGATCGTGGTGGTAATTAGTTCCGGGCGCCGGCGTAATTCCTGTAACCCGGCTAACCCGTGGAGCGCCTCTTCGATACCCAACACGGTGCCGGGTTCCGATAACGCCGTATGAATAATGAGTTTTTGGACGTCCGGCCATTCGGCCTTAATTCGGATTACATCATCAATATACAATACCCCGTTATCATCAAACGCAACCCGGGCGCCGGCGGTATAGTCTGCCGATTCTTTTATCGACGCCGCTAAATCCCAGTACCGAACCCAATCCAACCCGGCCGGGGGTGCATCGATATATTCAAACCATTGCCGTTTAAACATTGCCCCAGCGACGTCGATAAATTTCCCATTGGCCTCTTGTTCGTATTGTTCCGCCGTCATGGTTGCCCGCAACATTTCCACAAATCCCGCTGGGAGATATACATTATCCGCCGTTCGGGATTCTATCATTGCATAGTCTAACCCGCCTCGGTTCCATAATTCCCATATCCAATTTCGCCCGCGCGGGGTGGTGGTAATCCACGCCCGGCCGGGCGTTTCTCGTAGTGTTGCCACCGCAATGGGCCACGTTTCGGGATCCATTAGCGCGCCCTCATCCAACCATAACCAACCCAGATTAGCGCCGCGCAACCTGTCCGCATTATCGGCGGAACGGAACAAAATTGTTCTATTGCCGATTAACTTTAGTTCGCCGTGTGATTGGTTAAATTCTTGGATGATATTCCCCGCGCCCGCAACCTGTAGGATCGTCCGCATTGCCCCGTCCCGTAACATGGGGTATGTTGGGGCAATAACGGTACCAATAGAACCCGTTGGCATACGCAACGATTCCAGCGCGCCGGCGTGGGTTTTGCCACTGCCACGCCCGCCAACGAATAGCCGGAACCGGGCGGGGTTATTCCAAAATTGGAATTGGGGGTTTGTCGCTTTGGTTTGCGTCAATACCCGCGTTTGTGTGTTGTGGGGTAATGTCAATGATGAAATCCGTTACGGTACGTTGGGTTACTTCATAGCGTTCCCGATATTTTTCCGGGCGTAACGCTTTTAGAAGTAATTCCATCAATCGATCGCTATCTTTTTCCGCCCGCTCCCGGGCGCGGGCCTCTAATTTGTCTATGCTGATTTCCCGGCAAATCTCATACAGTTCCGCGAAATGCTCATCCCGTTTTATTGCGGTTCGGTATGTACTGTAAGAAATCCCCGCCAATTCACACGCCGCCGTATTGTTCCCCGTGTGTGCAAACACCGTTAAAAAATCCCGCGCCCATGGGTACGCCCGGGCGGTTTCGGGTTCGATGGTGAATAGGGGAACGGTTGCGGCGTCCCCCGTAATATCGACGCCCGCTGGGAGGTATCGGACGTCCCGGTTCATTGGATTTTTTCCGTCGTGATTAACCGCAACAAAATATTAGCGGCGGCAATAACCATATTGATTTGGGCGGCGTATTGGGTGAATAGGGGATCGTTACCCAAATACCCCAAAAACAATACGACAAAAATTAGTACATTGGTCCAAATGGTTTTTGACTCATACCAGCGTTTCATAATTAACCCCCCATCATGTATTTAAGAATAAACGGGTAAATAATAGCCACGATTGCCAACCCGCCCGCAATTTTGGATAATCGATTTTCCGCAACGGATAACCGTTTATCCAATTCCGTGATTCGTTGATATACTTCAATTAGTCTATCAACTTTTTCTTCAATCCGGGCGATTTTTACGTCCGTCGTTTCTCCCATTACCGCCCCCCTAATAACGCCGCCAAATCATACCGAAACGAATCCATATTTACCAGTTTTCCCGGACACGTTTTGGGCGATCCCGTTTCCCGGTGTCCCTTTACCGTGTTATACGTCGCGGGGATTTTTTGCCACTTTAGCAACGCCCCAGCGGCGCCCAATACCAAATCATGGGTTTGCTCCCCCCATGGTTGGACGTCGTAATTGCCTACCACTTCAATACCCCAATGGGTGGTATTGTAGCGCCCGGCGTGAATACCCCGCATATTTAACGGCGTCATCTGCCATATTCCGGCGGTACTGGGATCGGGCGGGTTGCCAATAACAAATAGATGGGGGCCGGCCGTCCAACCTTTGGCGACGTAATAATTTTTGATTCCCTCAATAGTGGGAGCGCCGCGCCAATCCGAAACGCCGGGTTTCCACGTGTGATGGATTACCACGCCCCGCGCCCAACTTGCCACGGTTGGCGAATGGTTGGCTAAATGTTGGGCAAATTCGGCGATGGTTTTCCAATGTCGTACATCGATAGCAAACATATGTGTACCCCCTCATGACTATCATAGCAAAATACCACGTCCCGCTATGAGCATTTAGCGGGACGTGGTATTTTTTTACGTGAGTTAGGGAACCCCAGATGAACAAAACTATTCTACCAGCGGGGCGGATTGAACGCAAATCGTTATTTCATTACCGCCCGGCCGGCGTCATCAATAACCAACCATTGACCCCAACATGGTTTGGAACTTGCCCAATGACGCCAACCCCGGCCGTTATCCCATAGCCGGATGAATTGTTTGTATTGTGCCGGGGGCGTGTCTAATTCGGCGTTGGGGTGTCCGGTTAACCATGCATACGTTTTGTCGTTGAACTGGAACGCCCCGCCGTCATCCGTTGGGGAGCGGGCGCGCCAATCGATGGTACCCCAGTTTAGGCCGTCCCCGGATTCACATGACGAAATAGCCACGGCCGCCGGGATTACTTCGATTGTGTGGGCGTGACATACGCCCGTATTGCAAACCAACCATAGAAATATGCTAATCATGACGTTTTCCAATCGTACCATTTGCATTTGAGGGGCAACCAGTCCCCGTCAACTTGCCGAACCGCCCAACGGTATTTGGGGCCCAACCAATCCCCAACGATTTGGGCGACGGCCTCCCGATCATACGCGTAACTATTGTTTTGTTTCGGGTACAACCGAACCCGAACGGGTAAATGTTTAATATGGTACCGGATTCCGTTGGGCGTTGCGGGGAGTATAGAATATAAGTATGTAGCGCTAATGTATTTGTGCCGGGCAATGTCCCGAATATCTCCAATCAGTTCCCGCCAACGGGGCGCGGCGCGGTTTGTGTTACTGTGCATCGCTAGCCCAACCCGTAACACTGATTCGATCATTTCGTCCGTATAGGGTAATGTTATTAAACCGTGTCGGATGAGGTTATTCACTATTGATTTATTTGCGCCGGTATCCTGTATGAATTTGCCCTTACTTAACCCAACCGATTTCCGGTATTCGGTGACTTTTACCCCGGTTGCCCGTTTTACGGCGTCATATAACGCGTATAACTTGGTTCGTTTCATCACGCGCAAATGCTCCCCATTCCGGCGCCCCTCGGGCGTGTTAATAAACTTTTCCAGCGCTTTAATTTGGGCGGCGGTGTAAATCCCCTCCCGGGGCGCTTTGAGTTCGCCGTTGGTGATGAGGGCGTGTTTTATGTGGTTGTATCTCACCACCCCAATACCCAAAATCTTACAATCCCGAACCCGGTTATTGGTAAATACTTCCAGATAACGGTTTAGGAATTCGTCATTGTTGCCCGGTTTTGAAAATACCCAACTAACGAATTCATCGCTGGTATAGATTTCCTGTAATACCATTTGGGTTGGTAGTTTCATTTGGTCGGCAATTTGGCGGATTGTTTGCCCGCCGATATACCGGGCGGCTAGCGAAATACTGTGCATCATAACCCCCGGGCGTTTATCGCCGTTTCGGCGGCGAATTGCGATTTTGCAAGCGTTAACCCCATACCGGAATCGATATGATTTGGGCCGCCGAATAGTTCGTTATCGTTGCGGAATAATTCCCACTGGAACCACCCGCCCCGATCCAGTACCAGCGCCCGCCAATGGCTAATTTTTAACTGGTATTCGCCGTTGGGGAGTTTCACCCATTGGGCGCCGTTATAGGTTCGTTGAATCATTGCGGATTACTTTCTATTTCGTATCTTAGGCGGGGCGGGGTTTCTATTGATTTGATTTGCATCAAAAATAATAGTTCGGTATTTGTTAGTTCTATCTGTTGGGGGGTTGATTCGGGCGGGGGCGTTTGTCGAATCATTTCCACGGCGGCGGCAAATTGCGGATCAGACTTTATTTTGTTGTACGCGGTTACTGCCGTAAATCCGGCCCGGGCGGCGGCGCGTCCAAAATTCCGATGGGTTTGGTAATCGCCCAAAAATAACCCCCATTGGTACGGGGTAATTGGTTTTGTCATTGCGTTATTGCTCCAATGTGTAGTAATGCATCATCTTGGGTTACACAAACCCCGATGGGGGCGCGCCAATTGGCGTGGAACGCCGTTTGTATGGGGTTTAACTTGCCCGTCGGGGTTTTTACTTCAATAAGATAATTCACGCCCCGGAACGCTACCAGCAAATCCGGGACCCCTTGGCCAACGGGCGCCAATGATTGAACGGTTGCCCCAACGGATCGCAACGCGGTTACAATTTCCTTTTGGTTGGAATCAGTGCGGGCGTTTCTCATATCCCCTCCAATGGTGAAATAGCGGCGTAATAATCAATTCGTTTTTGGGCAATAGCGACGTATTCGGGCGTAATATCGATACCGATAAAATCACACCGTTCCATTACGGCGGCGCAACCAGTGGAGCCCGAACCCGTAAACGGATCTAACACGGTACCGCCCGGCGGGGTGACTAATCGAACCAGATAGCGCATGAGTGACAACGGCTTGACCGTCGTATGAATGTTTGCTCGCTCGCCGATTGGCGCATCAAGCCCCGCCTCCCGCTCAGACTTCGACGCTTTAGCGGTGTAGAAAAATCGGGATGCGCCGCCGGAGTCGGAGTGGCCGCGTATAGTGT